AATAGATACGCCAAGGATCCTGCTGCTGTAGCTCCGTCGGCAGAGATTTTTGACGAGGAAGCGAGAGCCATTTCGTATACCCGAAAACCCGGCCGCTCAACCACCTGGCTGGAACTGTCGAACCAGGCTCATGTGTTGTCACACCAGCTATCCAAGACGCTGCCGCGGCAACGCGGTCGAAGCTAAAGGAAATTAGACCGATGAAGAAGAACGCCCTCTTACGCCAAATTGGAACCCCTCTTGAGGTTTCAAATAACAGCACGCGCCTGGACGATCGGCGGGAAATACGATTGCTGTCGCCCCGATCTCTTCGAGCTGCCAAGAGAAACGCGCGAACCCATTCGAAAAAGCAGATTAAGCAGATTTCAAACGCGATTCGTCGATTTGGATGGACCTACCCGATCATCGCCGATGAAAATTTGCAGATTGTTTGCGGACACGGCCGGTGGGAGGCAGCCAAAGAGCTTGGCCTAAAGAACATCCCAGTCCTCGTTTTGCACGGGCTAAGCGAAGTGGAAAAACGCGCCCTCGCGATCGCCGATAATAAGATCGCTGCGAATGCCGGCTGGGACCGTAGTCTACTCGCGGCTGAGCTCAGTGAGCTCTCCACTCTACTGCCTGAATTCAACCTCGACCTCGACATTACCGGTTTCGAGCCGGCTGAAATCGACAGTCTGATGGCCGATTTCGGCGATGTAGACGAGGATCCGGCCGATGAGCCCTGCGAGATTGCGGATCAGCCGGTAAGCCGGAGGGGTGACCGCTGGCAGCTCGGTCATCACCGACTGATGTGCGGCGACGCCTGCGACGTATCCCACTGGGCCAAGCTCATGGGCCGCGATCGGGCTGGCATGGTCTTCGCTGATCCGCCCTACAACGTGCGAATTACCGCGTGGCTCAACCACGGTAAGATCAAGCACCGCGAGTTTTCGCGTGCCTCGGGCGAGATGTCGCCTTCCGAATTCGGCGAATTTCTCAAGTCGTGGATGCGGCTGGCGTCAAAGTTTTCCGAGGATGGTTCGATCCAATTCGTTTGTATGGACTGGCGACATCTCGGTGAGATGCACATTGCTGGCCAAGAGGTATTTGGCCCCCTACAGAACCTCATTGTCTGGAACAAGACCAATGCCGGCCAGGGCAGTTTTTACCGCTCCCAGCACGAATTGATTTTCGTCTACAAGAACGGCGACGCGCCTCACCTCAATAACATTGAACTCGGCCGGCACGGCAGAAATCGCTCGAATGTCTGGACCTATGCCGGTGTCAACACCTTCCGCAAGGGTCGCCTCGACGACCTTTCGATTCATCCGACTGTGAAGCCGGTCGCGCTGATTGCGGACGCAATGAAAGATTGCTCACGCCGTGGCGATATCGTCCTCGACCCCTTCATGGGATCCGGCACCACCCTACTTGCGGCGGAGCGCGTTGGCCGCAGGGCCTATGGCATGGAAATCGACCCGCTTTACGTCGACGCAGCGATCCGCCGCTGGCAGGAATTCACCAAGCGTGACGCAATCCTGATGGAAACTGGCCAGACTTTTAGCGAGGTTGCCGCTCATCGCTCTTCCGCGAAATCGAGGAGGGCGAAGTGAGGTCTCCCAAACGAATACAGGCGCGCGGCGCCCGCAGATCAGAAAAGCGGCCTGACGTGGGATACGGCCGCCCGCCTGTCGAGCATCAGTTCAAGCCCGGCCAATCCGGCAACAAGCGCGGACGGCCCAAGGGATCGAAGAACGAGGCGACGATCATCAACGGGATTCTTAACCGCAAAATCAAAATTACTCAGAACGGACAAACGCGACAAATCAGCCTCCTCGAAGGCATTCATCTGAAATTCGCTGAAGATGCGCTTAGGGGCAATCCAAAGGCAGCAGCCTTCTTGCTGGCCCGCAAGCAGCTCATCGAGTCCATCGAACAACCGGCAGCGGCCGCCCTCGATGCGGACGAGCGGAAAATTTTGGACGGTTTCATCCAGGAAATTGAAGAGAAATTCAAAAAACAAGGAGATGACAAATGAATAGCCAAGAAATTGTCCTTTTGGACGAAATCCTCCGCAGTGTTTTCGGAAAGTTTCTGCACAGATGTTTTGTTTGGCTCAATCCAGGTGCAATCTTCCTTCCTAATTGGCACATACGCGCCATCGCCTATCAACTCGAGCGCATCAGACGCGGGGAAATCACCCGCCTGATCATCAACCTTCCACCTCGCTATCTGAAATCGATAACAGTCTCGGTTGCATTTCCTGCGTACTTGCTTGGTCTTGACCCTCGGCGCAAGATCATCGCGATCAGTTATGGTGACGACCTCTCGGCAAAGCACGCCAGCGATTTCCGGTCAGTTGTGAATTCTGCTTGGTTCCAACGCGCCTTTCGGAAGATGCGCATCTCGAGGAATACCGAACTCGAGGTGATGACAACTAGACGCGGTTTTCGGAAAGCGACGTCGGTCATGGGACCCCTGACCGGGCTCGGCGGGGATCTGGTGATCATTGATGATCCGCAGAAGCCGATCGACGCACAATCCGAACCGCGCCGGAACAGCGTGAATCAATGGCTTTCCAATACTTTGCTATCGCGGCTCGATAACAAGCAGACAAGCGCCATTATCGTCGTGATGCAGCGAGTCCACATGGATGATCTTTCGGGATATCTCGCAAACTCGCCCGAGAAATGGGAAGTACTAAGCTTGCCTGCTATCGCCGAGGAGGACGTATCCATCCCGATCGGACCGAACGAATTCCATGATCGAAAAATCGGAGACGCTCTTCATCCCGCGCACGAGTCGGTCGAAACGCTCCGCAAACTTCAGGAAACGCTCGGTCCTGATGTGTTCGCTGCGCAGTACCAGCAGTCACCCGTTCCGCTAGGCGGCGCCATGATCAAGAGGGACTGGTTCCGATATTACGATGATCCGCCCGTGCGTATCCCCGGCGCCAGGGTTATCCAGAGCTGGGATACTGCCGCCAAGGACGGTGCCCAAAATGATTTTTCGGTATGTAGCACGTGGATGATCGTCGACGAAAAGTTCTATTTGCTCGATCTCGTCCGCGATCGCTTCGAATATCCGTCTCTTCGCGATACCGCCATTGAACTCGCCAATCGCTTCAAGCCCGACGAAATCCTGATCGAAGATGCTTCTACCGGGACCGCTTTAGCGCAGGAGTTTCGGGAAAAACGCGATTTCTTCTTTTTCGTCGATCCCAAAAAGATCGAGCACGACAAGATCGGCCGTGTCTATGTTCAACAAGGCAAATTTGCCGCTGGTCGCGTGTTATTTCCGAGAAACGCACCCTTCTTACCGGAGCTGGAGCGGGAGTTGCTGACCTTTCCGCAATCGCGTCACGACGACCAGGTGGATAGCGTCACTCAGGCTCTCGCTTATGATGGCTTGGGTTACGACCACAGCATGAACTGGGTGGGATGATGCCTGGATTCAGTCGTCAAAGCCTTGCGTTGGTCCGCAAACGCGGCCAAGGCTTCTCTGCCGCATTTGGCGGTTGCGCGATTTCCATGATGGCATGCTCATCCCATGGAGCACTGTCATAATCAGAACTGCTTCAAAAGAGCCATAAGATTGCTCGTGAATTCGCTGGACTTCTGCATCAAGAGGAGCGTGTGTGGTGGCGCTGAGGACGCCATCGCATGCCGACCTCCGCCCTGCCGTCGCCTCGCCCGATCGCGGGGCTCGTGCCAGTGGCAGCACATGATGCTGTCACTGACACAAGGGAGGGCCGAATGGCCATCAGCAAAAAGAAGTCGAAATTAACGAGGCGCGCCGCGAAGCCGCCTCGCGGTATCAAGCGCGCCGAAGCCTGCGCGTCCAAGAGAGACTACGGCCCGGAGGTCGAAGCCTAAGGCGGCTGTGCAAGCCGTTGCGGAGCCGAGTGGCGGTTCGCCCACGAAGCAGGACACCGTGCTGGCGATGCTGCGCCGGGCCAAGGGCACGACGGCTGCCGCCATCATGGAAGCAACCGGTTGGCAACCGCACTCGGTGCGCGGCTTCTTTGCCGGCGTGGTCAAGAAGAAGCTCAAGCTGAAGCTTGATTCCGAAAAGGTCGGCAAGCAGCGCATCTATCGGATCGCCAAGACCGGGATCTCGTCATGAAGGAGGAACGACCGGCCGCGGTCGACCGGGCAGCCGATCCCGTGGTTGAGGCCGAACTGGAGCGGCTGCCCAAATTGCCAATCGCGGAGTTGCGCAGCCGCTATCGCGACCTATTCCGCACCGAACCGCCAAAGGCGTTCGGCCCGGACCTGCTCCGGCGCAGCATCGCACACAGGATTCAGGAGCGAGCCTACGGCGGACTATCGCGGGAGCATCAGCGCCTTCTCGATCAACTAGTGAAGGCGGCCCGAACGAAACCGAACGGCCGCATTGAGCTGCCCCGACAGATCAAGCCCGGCTCCGAGTTGGTGCGAACCTGGAATCGCAGGACCTACCGGGTCGTAGTCATGGAAAAGGGATTCGCCTGGGAGGGACGGACCTTCTCCAGTCTGTCTGAGGTCGCCTTAGCGATTACGGGGACAAAGTGGAACGGGCCACGGTTCTTCGGGCTGCGATCATCGGCAAACAGACCGCATGAGGAGCCCAAGGCCAATGAGAAGTGAAGACCGAAAAATCCTGCGCTGCGCCATCTACACCCGCAAATCCACCGAACACGGACTGGAACAGGAATTCAATTCGCTGCACTCCCAGCGGGAGGCCTGCGAGGCCTACATTAAAAGTCAGGCCTCGCTGGGCTGGAAGGTCCTGCCCCAGCATTATGATGATCCCGCCTATTCGGGCGGCAATCTCGACCGCCCTGCCCTGAAAAAGCTGCTCCGCGATATCGAACAGGGCAGAGTCGATGTCGTCATGGTCTACAAGATCGACCGTCTCACCCGCTCGCTCGCCGATTTCGCGAAACTGGTCGAGACATTTGACGCGCGCGAGATCTCGTTTGTGGCGGTCACGCAGCAATTCAATACGACCACATCTATGGGTCGCCTGACTCTAAACGTGCTCCTGTCCTTTGCCCAGTTCGAGCGGGAGCTGGCGTCCGAGCGAGTAAAGGACAAGGTCGCCGCATCCAGAAAAAAGGGCAAATGGACCGGAGGGACGGTCCCGCTCGGCTATGATGCAAAGGATAAGAAGCTCGTTATCAATCGAGCCGAAGCCGAAACCGTCCGCACCATTTTCCGCCGCTATCTCGAACTGAAATCATTCGCGCGATTGGTCGCCGATCTCGATAAGCGCGGCATTGTCACCAAGCGGCGAAGTACTAAAGTCCAAAAATATCAAGGCGGCATTCCCTTTACCTACGGTCCCCTCGCCTATTTTCTCAAGAACCGGATCTATCTCGGCGAGATGCATCACGGCGGCAGATGGTTCAAAGGCGAACATGAGGCCATTGTTGATTACGAGACCTTCGACCGGGTCCAGCAGCTGCTCAAAAGCGCGGCCGCTCGCAGGAAGATAAAGCGCTCGGAGAGCGGAGCGCTGCTGATGGGGAAGCTGTACGACGACCGCGGCAATCTTATGAGTCCTAGTTTTTCCCGCAAGAACGGCGTCCGTTACCGGTTTTATGTCAGCTCAGCCCTGCTCCGCGGCCGGAAGGACAAGGCCGGCTCGGTCCG